GTAATAAGCGATGCCCTAAAGCATCAAACCACCGCCATAAATGCACAGGAAGTAATGAAGTTGGTCAGTATGGAAGCATTTACACCGCACCAAGAGAGTGGCAATACCTAACAGACGATGAGATTAAAGAAATCATTGGTGGTTATGGTGACGAGGGGAGTATCGGTGCTTACACCCGCATGCTGATTGATAAACTAGAAGCAAAGATAAAGGAGAAAAATGTTCAGAAAACCTGATGGTGCGGGTAAGGGCGATGCACCACGCCCAACGGACTGGGACAAGTTCTCAGAAAACTTTGACGCAATCTTCGGAAAGAAAAAACATGAGCAACCTAGTAAGACACCACCGACTGCGAATGATGATGAATCTGACGTGGCGGGCGGAATACGTCCTAGCGATACTACAAGCTGAGGGCGAGTGCAAAACACAATACTTGCGAGAAGTTGGCTCAGGCTACGACATTATTGATACACTCAACACCCTTGAGGAGCGAGGTTTAATTAAGGTGCGTAGACCCAACGGCAAGTTACGTATGCACAGCTTGACTGACTTAGCACGAGAATATTTACAACAAGTTGAGGACATATATGTTAAGTCGTGAACAAATAGTTTTATGGGCGTATGAGGCGGGCTTCCCTACCAACTATGCTCGTATTGAAGTTACAAGATTTGAAGCCTTTGCAAGGCTCGTAGAAAGACACGTTAACAGTGATATTTACAAGGAGAATACAGATGGAACAACAGACGAAAACACCTAACTTATTTGTAGCAACACCTATGTACGGCGGTATGTGTATTGGTAACTACGCATCGGCTTTGATGCAACTACCGATAATTATTAGCCGTGCGGGTATGAAGATGTATTACACCTACATGATGAACGAGAGCTTAATCACACGTGCTCGTAACAGTTTGGCACATGACTTCTTAGCCTCAGATGCCACGCACTTAATGTTTATTGATGCGGATATTGGTTTTAACCCGAACGACATCGTTGAGATGGTGAACCGTGACGTGGATATTTGTTGTGGCTTGTACCCCAAGAAGGAAATCCATTGGCAACGTGTGGCTGATGCGGTAGGTAGAGGTGTACCCGCTGACCAACTCAAAGACCATACAGGCACATTCGTGGTGAACCTTGTGGGTGATGAACGCCAAGAAGTAAAGATTACCGAACTGCTTGAGATTCAGAATGGTGGCACAGGCTTTATGTTGATTAAGCGTGAAGTGTTTGAAGCCTTGGCTGACAAAGTGCCTGAATACAACAACGATATGTACCTAGCCACAGATACAGAACGCAAGCCACGAAGCATTAAAGAGTTCTTTGCTACAAGTATTGACCCTGATTCAGGTAATCGACTGTTGTCCGAAGACTACCACTTCTGCAAGTTAGCACGTACGCATGGCTTCAAGGTTCATGCGGCTCCATGGGTGCAGTTATCACACACAGGCACATACATCTTTAGCGGTGCGTTGCAGAGGGTATCATGAAACCAGGACAAATAATGGGTGTTGCACATGCCACGGATGCGTTCACGGTATTAAATCAGGGTGCGGCTTTTGGGGCGATTTCATCAATTTCCCCAACTAATAACGAGTCTTTGGATATGAACAACTGGGATAACCACGAGTTTCGTAAATTCCTTCAATGGTTTATTGAGGCGAATCACCCTGAAGTCATTGAACAGTATCAGGCAGTGCGTGCGATTGAACGTAAGATTGAGCAGGAAGAAGCCAATCGTAGATACAGGGAACAGTTGGAAGCCGAAATGCAGTTAAGGCAACGAGTGCAGGCTCAGCGAGCACAACAAGCTTATCCGTATAGCCAATCACCATATGCAACTACGGCTACGCAATCCTTAAGCACGGCAGAACCCAAGCAAGAATCTATTTGGGATGCAATGAAACGAATGGCAGGTGTGAAATGAAACCAAAGAACATAGCTTTTGTAACTACCTTTGATAGCTACGAGGATGCCGAAGCCCATTGGAACAAACTAAAGGGCAAAGAAAATTACGGTATAGGTCAAGCAGGGAGTAAATACTTCATCATTAAAAACACTGCAATTGACGCAATTTTTACGGAAGCAACAGACAAATGAAAATAATCACGCTCGACTTTGAGACTTACTATGACAGGCAGTTTAGCTTGTCCAAAATAACAACAGAAGAATATATCCGCAGTGATATGTTTGAAACAATCGGCGTAGCCGTAAAGGAGAACGATGGTGAGACTAAGTGGTTTAGCGGTACACATGATGAGATTGGTGAGTTTTTGGGTGGCTATGATTGGGCTAACAGTGCTTTACTTGCCCACAATGCTATGTTTGATGCTGCTATTCTCAATTGGCGGTTCGGTATTAAGCCACGTGCCATCCTTGACACGCTTAGTATGGCAAGGGCGTTGCATGGTAGCGAAGTTGGTAACTCTCTTGCAAAGCTTGTTACGCACTATGGGCTCGGTGAAAAAGGGACAGAAGTCGTGGACGCCCTCGGCAAAAGACGCTGTGATTTTGATGCTGACTCTCTCGCTAAGTATGCTGGATATTGTATTAATGACGTGGAACTAACCTACGCTTTATGGAAAGTTCTTGCACCAAGTTTTAAATTGACCGAGCTACAAATCATATCTTTAACTGTAAAGATGTTTTCAGAACCACTCCTACAACTGGATCAGAAACAGCTTGAAGCTCACTTGCTTGAGGTGCAGTACCGTAAGGCGAAGTTGCTTGAGGATTGTGGGGTTGAATCTCGTGATGAGTTGATGAGTAATCTAAAGTTTGCTGAGCTATTGCGTGGCTTTGGTGTTGAACCACCGATGAAGATAAGCGCGGTTACAGGCAAGGAAGCCCTTGCTTTGGCTAAATCAGACGAGGCGTTTAAAGCCCTTGCTGAGCACCCTGATGAGCGAGTTCAGGCCTTGGTCGCGGCGCGTCTTGGAAGTAAGTCTACCTTAGAAGAAACCCGAACACAACGATTTATTGAGATTTCTAAACGTGGTGATTTGCCTATCCCGCTAAGCTACTATGCGGCTCACACAGGCAGATGGGGCGGGGCTGACAAGATTAACTTGCAGAACTTACCTAGCCGTGGTGCGAATGGTGGCAAGCTCAAGAAAGCGATTGTGGCTCCTGAAGGCTACGTCATGATTGATGCTGACTCCTCGCAAATTGAGGCTCGTATGTTGGCATGGTGGGCGGGTCAAGACGACTTAACCGAAGCATTTACAAGGAAAGAAGATGTCTATAAAAAGATGGCGTCGGCTATATACAACAAGCCTGTCGCCGACATTGAAGCACATGAAAGATTTGTGGGTAAGACAACTATTCTCGGCGCAGGTTACGGCATGGGAGCACCGAAATTCCAAGCCCAACTTAAAACCTTTAACACATACCTTGAACTCGAAGAATGTTCACTAGCGATTGGTGCGTACCGAAATACGTACGCTAAGATTCCTGAGCTATGGAACGCAGGTAAACGAACGATTGAAGCCATGGTCAAGAATCAGACCGCTGACTTTGGTAACGGCGTGGTACAGGTGATGGGTGAGCAGGGTATCTTGTTGCCTAACGGCTTGTATCAACGCTATCCGAACCTACGCAAGGTGCAGACTGAAGAAGGTTGGCAGTATGTGTATGACAATCGTAAGGGGCAAACCAAACTTTACGGTGGCAAGTTAGTAGAAAATGTTTGCCAAGCACTAGCAAGATGTATTATCGTAGAGCAGATGATACGCATCGCTAAAAAATATAGACCCGTGTTAACGGTACATGATGCGATTGCGTGCATAGCACCTAAAGAGGAAGCTGACGAAGCCATGGCGTATGTCATGGAGTGCATGAGTTGGGCTCCCGATTGGGCAAGGGGATTACCTGTGGCTTGTGAGGCAGGCTACGGAAGAAGTTACGGAGATTGTTAATGACACCTAAGATGTTGCACGTCGTATGGATTGGCGACGATTCAAAGATGCCAGTCAAATGTATTGATAGCTGGCGCACAAAGAACCCTGATTACGATTTGCACGTGTGGGGTAATGGTCATTTGACTAACTACCCATGGCATAACCAAAAGCAGATTGACCAAATGATGGATAAGAAGGATTACGCAGGGGTTGCTGACCTGATGCGTTATGAGATTCTGTATCGGTTTGGTGGTATTGCCTTGGATGCGGATAGCTACTGCCAACGCCCACTTGAGGATTGGCTGATTGAGGCGCCCGCCTTCTCAGCATGGGAACAGGAACACGTTAGAAACAATCTAATCGCAACTACGTTTATGGGTGGTGAAAAGCGTCATCCGTTTTGGAAAGAATGTATTGACAGGTTGCACGAAACAGATTGCAGTGAGCATAAGTTAGCGTGGTTGATTACAGGACCTAAGCTCGTAACCGAGGTTTACTTCGCTAACGTAGCACCGTTTACTGTGTACCCGTCACACTTTTTTATTAAGCACCACCATTCAGGTTTTGTTAGTAAGGCTGAAGGTCATCATTTTGCTGACCACCTATGGGGTTCGGCTATAGGTTACAACGACATGGATTCACACATCAAGGAATAATATGCCCGCATGGTCTTATAGCAGTATCAGTTTGTTTGAGCAGTGCCCTAAGAAATACTATCATCTTCGGGTAGCCAAAGACATCGTTGAGCCTGAATCAGACGCCATGAACTACGGCAAAGATTTGCATTTAGCGGCTGAAGAACACATCAGGGATGGTAAGCCGTTGCCTGAAAAGTATGCGTTCATACAACCGATGTTAGACAAGCTGAAGAAGATTCCTGGGGAAAAGCTTTGTGAAAACAAACTTGCAGTTAAGCTTACGACCGACGGCAGGCTAGTACCATGCGATTTCTTTGATAAAGACACCTATTGGCGTGGTATCGCCGACCTGATTATCCTAGACCGTGAGAACCAAGAAGCTAGGGTGATTGACTACAAGACTGGTAAATCAGCTAAATATGCCGACACTAAACAGCTTAAGTTGTTAGCAGGTGCGGTGTTTACCCATTACCCTGACATCAAGATTATCAAGGCAGGATTGCTGTTTGTGGTGTCTAAAGAGTTCATTAAGGAAGAGTACGATACCCACTTCCGCCTAGCCTATTTTGAGCAATTTAGACCACTTGTGACCCAGTTAGAAGACTGCCATAATAGTGGTGTGTGGAACCCGAAACGTAACTTTAGTTGCAAAGCGTGGTGTCCAGTGTTAGATTGTGCCCATAACGGAAGGACGTAATATGGCAACTAGAAATTACAAACGTGAGTATGAATTGTATCAAGGCACCGAAGAGCAGAAAAAGAATCGTGCTCAGCGTAATGCGGCTCGTGCCAAGATGATGAAAGAAGGTAAGGTACGTAAGGGTGACGGCAAGGATGTAGCCCACGTTAAAGCGTTCGACAAGGGTGGCTCTAACAAGACTGGTTTAAAAGTTGAAGATGCCAATTCAAATCGTTCGTTTAAAAGAGATTCAAAACGCAATCTTGTTTCAGAAGTAAGTAAACGAGAGCGTAAAAAGAAGTAAAAATTTAGTATCGACTACAGGATAAGGTGTGAGTGCCTAGCTAGTCGGGGTTAGTTTATCCCTTCATGAGTAAACCACATCAGTTAGTAATAGGAACTTGAAGCCTGATTGACGCCTTAACGGGTGACTCCTCAGGTCTCCTTTCCGCCTAGGTACTAGCCGACAGTCGGGAAAGACCGACCCTAATTATTAAAGCTTGAAGCGGACACCGCATTCAGGCTAATTTGCATCGGAGAAGAAATGACAATTGATGAATTTAAAGCTGTAATTGATTTAACTAATATGACTCTTGGGGTAAATAACAGATATAACCCCGTGCTCGTTCACAGCACTCAAAGAAAATACTCCGCTTATTTATGGCGGATGGCAGACTTTGAAAATGCTTTTGAGACTAACCCAGTCGGCTATTTAGAACTAGAAGCCACGGGTCATACAGAAAAAGCCGCACTTAAAAAACTAAAAGATATGTGGTATTACAAGGGGCGTAAAAATGGAAATCGTTGACAACAGGGGTTTGCTACTTAAGCTGAGAGACCCTGACCGCATCACAAGCGTAATACCTAAAAGCAAAGTTATTGCCGACAAGGGCGACTACTCAGAGGTGCTAGTGCACTGGGGGCTAGAAGAAGCACAGGTTCTTAAGAACTTAAAACTTAAAGACGTGCCTAGCCCAATCCTAGCTAAGTATCAGTGGACGGGCTTGCACAAACCATTTGACCACCAGAAAGATACAGCATCATTCCTAACGCTACACAGACGTGCGTTCTGTTTCAATGAGCAGGGTACAGGTAAGACCGCATCAGTTATATGGGCGGCTGACTACCTCATGAAGCTAGGTCTAATCAAGCGCGTGTTGGTTATCTGCCCGCTATCAATTATGGACTCCGCATGGCGTGCTGACTTGTTTACATTCGCTATCCACCGCACAGTTGATGTTGCGTATGGCACTAGAGAAAAGCGTAAGAAGATTATCAACCAAGGTGCTGAGTTCACCATCATTAACTTTGATGGGCTTGAGATTGTTGCTGACGACATCGAAGCGGCTGACTTTGACCTGATTGTTATTGATGAAGCCAACGCATACAAAAACCCAACGACCAAGCGTTGGAAGATTCTGAACAAACTAATCAAGCCACACACATGGTTATGGATGCTGACAGGTACACCTGCTTCACAGTCACCTGTTGATGCGTATGGTATAGCTAAGCTAGTGAACCCCAACGGAGTACCTAAGTTCTACTCACACTTTCGTGACCAAGTCATGCAGAAGATTACGATGTTTAAGTGGGTGCCAAAGCATGACTCGGACACCATCGTGCACAAGGCTTTGCAACCTGCGATTCGCTACACCAAAGAAGAATGTTTAGACCTACCTGAAATTACGTATTCAACGCGTGACGTACCTCTAACCCCACAGCAAAACAAGTATTACGAAAAGCTTAGACAGGATATGTTAGTCAGAGCCGCTGGCGAGGAGATTACAACTGTTAATGCGGCCGCCGCTATGAACAAGCTCTTACAGTTATCAGCAGGTGCGGTGTATTCGGACACAGGTGAAATCATTGAGTTTGACGCCAGCAATCGTATCTCGGTGCTGAAAGAAGTTATTGATGAAGCCAGTCATAAGGTGCTTGTATTTGTACCGTATCGCCACGCTATACAGATTGTTTCAGATGAACTAATCAAGTCAGGCTACACAACGGAAATCATCAGTGGTGAAGTGCCAGTCAATAGACGTACTGAAATCTTTAAACGCTTTCAGGAAACACCGAACCCACGAGTGCTAGTCATTCAACCACAAGCCGCTTCACATGGCGTAACACTTCATGCGGCTAACACAATTATTTACTGGAGTCCAGTAATGTCTGTAGAAACATATTTACAGGCAAATGCTCGTGTACATAGAGCAGGGCAAAAGAACCCAAGCACGGTGATTCACTTACAAGGCTCACCTGTAGAGAAACGTATGTACAAGATGTTGCAGGAAAAAGTAGACGTGCATACAAAAATAGTTGACCTATACGGGGAACTACTTAGTTGACATTGTCAACTGTACGTATATAATGAAAAGAAACGATACAAAAAGGAGTTGTAAATGAGTGACGCAAAAGCTGACAAGCTTGCTCTAGCATACATAAAGATGCGTGACAAGCGGAAAGAACTTCTTGCCGAGTACGAGAAGGCAGACGCAGAAATCCAAGTTCAAATGGACATGGTTGAAGCTGAGCTAACTAAGATGTGTCAAGAACTCGGTGCGGATAGCATCAAGACCCCGCATGGTACGGTGTACCGTAGTGTACGTACTAGCTACCAACCTAACGATTGGGACAGCATGTATAAGTTCATCATGGAACACAACGTGCCACAGATTCTACAACGACGTATTAGTACGACTAATATGAAACAGTTTTTGGATGAAAATCCAAACCTAATGCCGATTGGCATGAACATTGATAACAAGTACACAGTTACTGTAAGGAGAAGTAAATAATGGAAACAAGCCCATTGACAGTCGATGAGGTTGCGAAGATACTTCGTGTCTCACGTCAAACAATTTATGTGTTGTGCAGAGAAGGCAAATTACCGCATTTCAAAGTAGGCACTAAATTACGCTTCAAAAAATCAGATATAGAAGCGATTTGTAACACAGCATCAGTCACAACAAACTAAGGAGAAGTAAACATGGCAAACGATTTAAGCCTACTAAGCGGTAACCTACCCGCACACTTGCGTGGTCAATTAGATGAAACAACTAAAGCCCTTATGGGTAACGTTGGTGGCGACAGCTCACCTGTTAAACGTATCTCAATCAAGGGTTCTGTATTCCGTATGATGGTTGCAGGTAAAGAAGTTGCTACGAACGAAGACCGTGCGATGAACGTAATCATCGTTGGTGCGGCTCAATACAACTCACGTCACTACTACGAAGGCACATTTACAGAAGGTCAAGCAGGTAAGTTACCTGACTGTTTCTCAGATGACGGCATCAAGCCTAGCCCACGTAGCACAAGCAAGCAGTGCGAAACTTGCAAAGACTGCCCACAGAACATCGCTGGTTCAGCTCAAGGCAGTGCAACAGCACGTGCATGTAAATTCTCACGTCGCTTAGCAGTGATTCTTGAGAACGACCAACAAGGTGATGTGTTCCAGTTAACACTACCTGCTCAATCAATCTTTGGTAAA